AACAACAGGGCCTATATTTACTTTAAATGGTGGATCTGGCGCTGTATCTACAGGTGGTAGAGTATCAGCTCCTGCTTCAGTAGCAGGTGTTGGTGGCACAAGAACAGGTTTTGCAACGCCAGTTTCTACTGGAACAACCACCGATGGTCTTAATATTACTACTTTTACAAGTGGTCCTCGTGGCACGTTTAACCAACAAGGTGATGGAACAAACGGAACAAACGGTGTACGATATAGTGGTGATAATGCCAATGGTGTTGGATCGCCAGGTGGTGCATCTTTTGTTAATTTAGCAGGAACTGCTGGCGCAGGAGGTGATGCAGGTAACGGTGGCGCTCCTGAGTCTGGACAGTTTGGTAAAGCTGGCTCCCAAGGTGGAGGCGGTGGTGGTGGAGGAACCGAGCAAGGCGCTCCTGGTGGTTCAGGTGGCGATGGTTTGGTAGAATTTAGATTTTTGAGAATATAATGCCATTAAATAAATTACAATTTAGACCAGGTATAGATAAACAGAACACTGAATACGGTGCAGAAGGTCGTTGGATAGATTCTGATAATGTAAGATTTCACTATGGTTTACCGCAAAAAGTAGGTGGTTGGCAGAAACTTGTCGACGATACACTTATAGGGGTTGCAAGAGACATTCATGCATGGACTGATTTAAGTGGCGTAAGATACACGGCTCTCGGAACAGATAGAAAATTTTATATATACACAGAGGGTACAATTGGCGACGTAACTCCAATAAGAAAAACAACGAGCAGTATATCTAATCCGTTTACAACAAATGGAACTAATAATGTTACTGTAACCGATACTGGACATAATGCTTCTGTGGGTGATTTTGTAGTTTTTGATTCTTTTTCTGCAATAGATGGGCTTGATATGAATGCAGAGTTTGAGATTACATCTATCACTAACTCCAATAGTTATGTTGTAACACAGACTAGTAATGCTTCTGGATCAACATCTGGAGGTGGCGGCACTGGTAATATAAATTATCAAATAAGTATCGGAACTGATGCATCTGTCTACGGTTACGGATGGGGTGTAGGCACATGGAATAACGGCACTTGGAATACACCTAGATCAACATCTACAGTCACGCTAGATGGTAGAAACTGGAGTTTTGATAACTTTGGTGAAGATTTAATAGCTACAGTTCATAAGGGTGGCACTTTTAGATGGGATACATCTGCAGGATTAAACACGAGGGCGACTGTAATATCACAAGCACCTACGACTTCTAGATTTAATCTCGTATCAATGCCTGACAGACATGTGTTTTTATTTGGCACAGAGACCACAATAGGAGATGCCAATACAAGAGATGATTTATTTTTACGATTCTCATCACAAGAGGATTTTACAACATGGACACCAACAGCAACTAATACTTCTGGTTCTTTTAGAATACAGGATGGCTCTAAAATAGTAGCTGCAGTTAGATCTAGAAACGCCGTATTGGTGTGGACAGACAATTCTTTACATGCTTTGCAGTTTGTAGGCGCTCCCTTCACATTTTCATTAGTAGAGCTAGGCGCCAATTGTGGTGCTGTTGGTGTGCACTCAGCCGTAGACATTAATGGTGTAGCTTATTGGATGTCACAGAATTCATTTTATTTGTATGATGGTACAGTAAAAAAATTACCTTGTAGTGTACAAGATTATGTATTTGAAGATTTTAGTATTGCTAATTATCCTGAAACATATGCAGGTATCAACTCTGAATTTAACGAGATTACATGGTTTTACCCTTCTGCAGCCTCTACACAGATAGATAGAGCAGTTACGTATAACTATCTAGAGAAATCATGGCATACATCTAATTTAGCTAGAACTTCTTGGTCTGACTATGGTGTGTATCAACAACCTTACGCAACAAAATATTTTCCTAATGATACTGCTACAACACCAACCGTAAAAGGTTTGACAGCGGGTGCATCGACTTTTTATGAACATGAAGTAGGTTTTGATGATGACGGTACAGCTATGACAGCTTTCATAACATCTGGTGATTTTGACATACAAGACGGTCAACAAATGCTTTCTGTAAGCAGAGGCATACCAGATTTTAAGGACCAGGTTGGAGATGCCACAATAAAATTAGGTTTTAAATCTTTTCCTTCTAGCACAGCAAACGAGATATCAAGAATTGTAAATACAAACACGACAAAGTTTGATTTGCGTGGTAGAGGTAGACAAGCAAATGTCGATATAAGAAGCACTGATGTGGGTGCTAATTGGCGTTATGGTACGTTAAGACTAGATGTAAAACCAGATGGAGGTAGATAATGGCAAAGATTGCAACAACTAGATTACCTGATTCAACACCAGAATATGAGCCATCACAATTTGATGCACTTATTCGTGTGCTAGAGCAGATAACACAACAATTAAATTTTGGATTTCAACAGGATATAAAAGACGAGTCTACAGCAAGGAGTTTTTTTCTTGGCGGATAGTTTTAAAAGTTTTTCTAAGACAGCAACAGGGTCAAATACAGCGGTTTATACTGTTCCTACAGCTGATTCTGGTGCAGTTCCGCCAGTTTTACCTACGACAGCTATTGTAAAAAGCATCAGATTGTCTAATCAAACAGGTGGTGCTGTAACAACAACTGTAGCTATATTGGACTATGACGCAAGCTCACCATTAGAAATAGAATTGTACAAAGATAGTTTAGCGGATGGTGCAGAGTCAGAGGTTCTTACACACCCTGTTGTTTTAGAGCAACAAGATGCTGTTAAAATACTTGGAAATGGTGTAAAAATATTAGTTAGTTTAATGGAGATTACGTAATGTCTGATGAAAACATAGGTAAAAAAGTACAAGACGCTGAACAAATAGGCACAGAAAAAGTAGGTGATAAAGAAATACCTATCTTAAAACCTGAAGTTTACGTAAAAATTTACTGTTCTAATTGCAACGCTGAAGTTGATGATGAGGAGAAGGCTACTGGCAATTGTAACGACTGTGGTAAACCTTGGGCCGAATCAAAGGCCAAGGATGTTACCATACGTGTCGTTAAAATGCCTGAAGTGTTTGGTGACGGCGGAGAGCTCTAACGATTCTCACACTCGCACGTTTCACAGCGATGTTTTTCTGAATCGCTTAGGTGTCTTTCTAAATCTCTTTCTGCTGCTAATAATCTCTCATGATATCTGCTCACCTTATCAGCAAGGTTAGCAATAGCTTTTAAATAGTCTTGTTCGCTCATATTTACTCCTGTGATTGTTAATTTTGGTGAGAACCTAATGTAAACATGTTTTGTATGAAATCAACAGAACTTTTTAAAATTGTTTTCTTGACAACTACGTTGTCTCTGAATAAGCGACCTGCAAATACTCTATCTTTGTTACCCAACCACGTGGTATTGCAATTGATCCGCCACCATGATTATCATCTTTATCTGTGCACCATGAACGCATGACGACTATTTTTTCTTTATTATTAATAACCATCCAGCCAACTTCTTGACACTTGGCCAACGGAGCATTAAGTATGTCTTTAATAGGCAGCCAGCCTGTTTCTGTATCACGGGCGTCTAACCACGTCACACGGACCATAGGCACCTTTGTAATATCAAAGCTCATTTATGTTGCATGATACTAGAAATTTGCCTATAATCATACGATTAAATAGGCTAATTCTCAAGGCCAGCCTCCTTGCCATAAAACAAGTCATGAATTGCTAGGAGTACATGTTTAAAAAATTTTTTAGAAGCGTAAGAAAAGTTGCAAAAAATATAGCCCCGATAGCTGCCCCTATCGCTGGATTTGCCTTTGGAGCACCTGCAGGAATAGGTATTGGAGCTTTACTAGGACAATACGGCGGTAAAGAAGGAGCGCTCAGAGCAGCAGCTCTTGGTGGTATTGGTGGCCTTGCAGGTAATTACGCACAAACAGGTCAACTGTTTGGGGCAAAAGGTGTTTTAGGAAAAGGTGGCGTAGGTTTTAAAGAAGGCGCAAGAAATCTTTTTATGGGAAGACTACCAACGGGTATGGATCCCACTGTGGCGGCAGGAGATTTAGCTAGATCCACTAGATCACGTGGAATTGTTGATCTTTTTGGTAAAATACCAGGAGGAAAAACTCTACTCACATCGCTTGCAATCAATGAAATTTTAAATCCACGTGATGAAGAAGATGATACAACTCAAGATGAGCCAGTTGCTGATGCTTTTAAAGATTTAGACGTTGCTGATATTCAATATCCAGACCCTACCCCAGTGTTTGTGGCTGAAGGAGGTATTATGTCATTAGATAAAGGTGGAACTGTAGATGACTATGGTGGTATAGAAGCATTTAAAAGAAAAAATGGTGAGATTGCAGGTCCAGGAACGATGACATCTGACGATATTCCTGCTATGTTAAGTGATGGTGAATTTGTGACTAAAGCTATAAGCGTATTAGGTGCTGGTGTAAAACATGGTGGTGCTAAGACAAAAGATGAAGCAAGAAAAAAAGGTGCTGAGTTTTTTTATAATCAACAAAGAGAATTAGAACCGTTTGGTAAAAAGGTAGTGTAATGGCAATAGAAGAAACCAGAGTAAGACAACCCGAGTTTATAGAAAAAAGATCTGAACAATTATTAAAATCAGTCTTTGGTGATCCCGATGCAGTACAACAATCTGGTGAATCGGATGCAGATTTTAATTTAAGAAAATTTGGTTTATCAGGTGTATCACAACCTGTGCCAGGTCAACAAATTGCAAGATTTTCTCAAGATCAATTAGATGCTTTTGGCAACATTAGACAAGGCATAGGTGCTTTTCAACCTACTTTAACGGCAGGTCTTGATGCTGCAGCGGCAGCTACAGGTACAGGAGTTTTAGCTGGACAAACATTAGCAGGTGCACAACAAGCTTTTGATCCTACAACACAAGTAGATCCTTTCATGAATCAATATAATAAATTTGTCATTGATGAAATTCAAAGACAAGGTGATATATCAAGAAACAGATTACGTGGACAGGCTACAAGAGCAGGTGCTTTTGGTGGTTCAAGAGCAGCAATACAAGAAGCAGAATTAGATAGGGGTATTGCAGGCCAGGTAGGTTTAGCACAGCAAAGAGCTTTTGATTCAGCTTTAAAAGCAGCACAAGCATCACAAGAAGCACAACAAAGAAGACAATTGGCTGCTGGTCAGCAATTAGGTAATTTAGCTAGAACACAAGGAGGCCTAGCAGGTGTATTTGGTGGATTAGGTCAATTACAACAAGGATTAAATATAAGAGATCAACAAGCACTATTAGGTGTTGGTCAAGCACAACAACAACTCCAACAAGCAGGATTAGACACCGCTAGACGTAATTTAATAACTGCTCAACAAGAACCATTTAGAAGAATGCAATTTGCAAGTGATGTGTTGCGTGGAGTACCTAGCGGTCAAACCACATTTAGAGACGTACCAGAGGGTAATCCGTTACTTGAATATGCAGGTTTAGGTATTGCAGGTATAGGAGCTTTAGGTGCTTTTGGAGAGGCTTTTCCAAATAGTCCATTTACATCATTTCTTAGAGGGTAAATATGGTTGAGCCAGTAAACATTTTAAATCTTAACCAAGGATTTGATATGGGAGCAACTATCCCTCGTGGTGTTAACATGAATATTGAAGGCATGTCATTGGAACAATTAAGAGATCTGCAACGTCAATTACAAGACCAAGTGTATACTGACAGAGGTGATTTAATCCCTTTATTTGACAAAGTTTTAGCAAGAATAGATGACTTAGAAACAAACACAGGAGGTGTAAGTGAAGTAAAATTGACAGACAACATAAGTCCTGTTGATAGTGGTGGTATATCAAATGCCGCTAATAAAAAATATATTGGCACTGATCAATCTGCAGATATTTCTAAGGATCCACCTTTAGCTGGATATGCTGAGTTTATAGAAAAATATCCTGAAATGGAGCCGTTTATTAATCCAAGTAATTCAACTGCAAGTTTAGGCTTAGCACAAAATGCGGTCTTATCTAATGAGGCAGACGTATTACAGAACTTACAAAAATACAAAACATATGATGCAGAAGCTTTAGGTAAACAAAAAGAAGAAAGTGTTTTAGGTATTGTAAAAGAACAAGACAAACAAAGAAGAGAAAAAAATCAAAAGTTTTTTGATGCGAGAGATGAAAAAACAAAAGAATTTTTTGAACAGCTTTACACAGATGATAATTATGATTTTGAAAAGAAACTTGCGCTAGCTCAGTTTGGTTTAGAATTAGCTGGTGGTAGATCATTTAAAGGTAAAGCTTTACCTATACTTTCTGAAGCAGGTCAAAACTTAATTAAAAATTTAACATCAATAAACAGAGCAAAAAAAGCAAGTCAAAAAGAAAAAACTCTTGCAGCTTTTGAATCAGAAATGGGTGCGCAACTTGCACGGTACAATGCAGAAGTACAAGCTGATGCAGAGTTAGGTGTGCAAACAATGGAGGCAGTAAAGGCTGGATTAGAAACTAGAGATAAATATTTAAGCATGAATGCTGATGCAGCTAAGTATGATGCAGAGATTCAAAACAAAGTTGTATTAAATTCACAAAATGCTTCTAATGATTTAATTAAAAAACATATAGAACAAAATTTTCCCGATGCACAAAAAGTTAACGTCCAATACATGGATAAAAGAACGGGGACTTTAAGTAAGCCAAAACACGGATATTATTATCCAAGTGGGCCTCAAATGGGACAAATTTATGTCACACCAGATCCAACATACGGCGAGGCGGATCAGATACTTTACGACAACAATGAATTTGTAAATTACAGAAGATACGCTGAAGAAGGCAATATCTCTATAGCACAAGCTGGTAAAATGGCGGGCAACGATGCATTTTCTGTGGCTGACATGGATAAATTTTACGAAAAAGAATCTGCAATAAACACTTATGCTGGTGCACTTGACACTATTGCCACTACAAGAATAGCTTTTGAAAACTTTCCTGAGTTAGGTGGTGCAACAGGATTAATTGTTAAGAACTTTCAAAACTTTGCAAGAATAGCAGATGTTGGTTGGATGTATTTTACAGGACAATCAACAGATCCTAATGCAGTAGATTACTCTGGCGCAGATAACAAACGTTTCTATATTGATCAATTATTAGATGATAATCTACCTCCTATCTTAGTTGAAAAAGGGGGACAATTAGTTGAGCAATCAATATTAAATCCTGACCAGAAAAAATCGTTACAAGGTTTTGTAAATCAGTCTCAAGTTGTAATAGCAGATGATTACGAGAGATATGCAAAAGCAAAAGAACAAGGGCAAAATTATGTCATATTAGGAGATGGTGATCGTATATCTATGAAAGATATGGACACAATCTTTGGTGCCCAAGACTTTTATAATCCAGAATTTGACAAGGTTGAAGTAAGAACACAAGCTTTAATTTATGCAATAGCAAGATCACGTAAAGAAACAGGTAGATTAAACAAAGACGATATTGAAAGAGCTTCCGTATCTCTTAACATTTATGGTAAATCAGATCTCGGTATTCAATCATCTTTAGAAGTTGTACAAGAAGAAATACAAAGATCATTAGAAAATGAAATAGATTTGCTTTACAGACAATCTTTTGCAAGTGTGCAAAATCCAGACAAAGGTAATTATTTTATTACATGGCTAGATAGTTATGTAAACAGAGGTTATTATTTGCCCGAATTGGATTATTTGAAAAGACTAGTTAATGAAAGTGATCTTGTATCTGACTATGTTAAAAACAATGCAAGATTTAGAAGAAGAGGTAACACAACTATAATGTATCCAGAAGGACAAGAACCTGGTACAAGTCAATTTAGCACTCACGATGGTACAATATTAGAAGGGACAACACCATAATGGCTACAGTTAAATTTCAATTAAGTGACTTACACACTCAGTTAGGATTTGAAGAGCCTTTTGTTTTTGATGTAGAAAGATCCGTAGAGCTGCCTTCTGGTCGAACAGCAAATATAAAAAATTCTAAGTTTCCAAGAACAAATGAAGAAAGAAACATGCTGATTAGAGAAATATTCTCAAGAGGTCAAAAACAACAACAGCTCACAGGCACTTTCCCACCAGCTGCTTTACAATATATATCTGAAAATGCAGCTGACTCTCAATCTAATTTATTTCAAAGTGAATTAAGTAAAGTTGCAGAAACAAGTCAACGTATGTTTGATGATCCTTTGGGAACAAAAGCATCTGTAGAAAAATTTGTTGCTAAACAAACACCATACAAAACAGGATTTTTTCAACGTCAAGAAGCAATGGCAGACACCTTTCCTGTTGTAGGAGACATAGCAGCTGGAGTTGGATTAATACCAAACTTAGCATACTCCGCTGGAGTAGAACCATTTATACCTGGAGATCCAAGTAGTGGATTGCCTATGAGTTATGATGATATTGTTGAAGATGCAATTGTTGCGGCAAAGAGAAGATTACCTAATGACCTTCAGTCATCTGGTAGATTAGCAACTATCATTGCTGCAGATCTAGGTTTACTCGCAGCTTTGAGAAGAGCACCTATACATCAATCAGCGATTCCTGTTCATAAAGATTTTTTAATGAACAAAGTTTTAAGAGGGCTTATAAAAACATCAAGAAGTCAAGTCGGTACGCCCGTGGCTCTCGGAACATCATCAGCGATCGGTAGTGTAGCTTTTGATACAGCATACGCATATGCTAACAGATTTTATAGAGATTCTTATCCAACAAGATTTAAAATGAATGACAAGAATGAATTTATTTTAGATGAAAATGGTGAAAAAATACCAGAACAACCTCCAATAGCTGAAGATACATTAGCTGCCCTAAATCAAGCGAAGTATGAATTTTTAGTTTCTGGTGGCGCTGCAGCGGCATTTAACATGGGTGGATTTTTGTGGAGAAACTTTTTAAGCAAGAGTACAGGTATTGGTGCAAAAGATATTTCACAAAAGGATCTTAACAAACTAGCACAAGAGTATGGAATACCTTTATCAATTATATCTGCTACCCCAAGAGAGGGTATTAAAGGATATGCAAAAGTTGTTGGTGTATTTCCTTTTGTCGGTGGACCATTACGTGAATCACAAGATCAAGCTAAAGCAGCTTTGTATAGAGAACTAGAAAAAACTTTTGTTGAGCTGGCTCCCTATAATGTAACAAAAGAAATATTACAAAACCTTAGCTCCAAAGCTGTAAAAGATTTTCAACAAAATTTTCAAAACTTTGCTGGTACGAAAGCTGTATTGTATGAAGCTTATGATGATTTAGCAGATCAAATAGATGAACCATTTATACCAACAAACAGAGTAAGAGAATATTTAGGAAACATTGTAACAAAAAAAGCAGAGGACATTCCTATTGAGGGTGATGCTTTTGCTGGTGATAGATATTTTGCAAACGTAAGAGGCGTTTTAGGAGCTATAACAGGTGATCCTGATGCACAAACAAAACAAATTGAAGCTCTTACTTTACTTGCTAATATGCCAGAGTATTTAACAGCAAATCAATTTAGAGCGTTTCAAAAAGATGTAAATGAGTCTATTAAGAGATTAAATCCTGCAACTGGCGGTGTTACACCTGACTCCTCTGATGCGATGAGCACCATACTTACAAATATTTCTAGAAATTTAAGAATGGATAAAGATGACATTAATAATTGGAAACAGATGTCTGGTAAGAATGAGATACTTGCTAGTCAAGCAAAAGACAGATTAGACTACGCAAACAGTTTTTTCTATGCAAACAAAGATGATTTTGCCTCTTTCTTTAAAGGATCAGAAGGCACAACAAGACTTGGTAAATTAATAGAGACACGTGTTAATCAAAGATTTTTTCAACCTAATGCACCAGCTGCACCAGGAGAATTTAAGATAGATCAACTGTTTGATTTCATCATGGACTCTAAAAACATAACACTTAGTATGCAAGCACAAGAGGAGATGTTTAGACAACTAGGTCCTCAATCATACAATGCAATGGTGTCAGCTTGGTTAGATACACAACTTGGTAGAAACATCGACATGGTTAGTTACCCTCGTAAAAAGGTAACACCAGGTGTAACAGATGAAGGGCAACCAGATGTGCCTGCAAGAGTTTTAGGTGAAAGAGAAGTAAAACAAACTTCTGTAAATGCAAACATACCTATATTGGATGTTACTGGTTTACGTAAAGCATTAGGCATGATTGATGCTCCAACAGTAGGAGGTATTGAAGCTAGATCTTCAACAGCGGCGATACAAAATATGTTTAAACTTACAGGTAAAAAAGGTGAAGAAACATATAAAAAATTAGATGACTTATTAACTTTAGCTGAATCAGTGCAAAGTTTTGACATATCTGATGTATCACAATTTGTACAAAGACGTGCAGTATTAGGTGGTGCGAGAACTGCCGCTTTGACACTAACTGGTGCAGGAATTGCAAGTAATCCACTTGGATCATTAGGTGTAATTTTATTATCTCGTGGTATTTCATCTTATCTTGCAGATCCAAAAGCTTACAAGAACATGATGTCTTTGCTTGATGATAGTTTATCACCAGCTTTAAGAAGAAACGTTGCTCTAGAATTAGTAAGATTTGCGGATCAACAATACGGTTTTGATAGAGACGAAGGTGAAGTAAGACCGTCTCTAATTACAGATTTAGAATCAGGTGTTACACCTATTATAAGAGAGGCACCTGGTAGTGAAAAGTCACGTAAGAAAGCAAAGGAGCAAGTCTTAGGTATAGAAAAATATTACAATAAGAAGATCGATGCCCTTACAATACCAGAGATGATTGAGTACTTTGCAGAGATGTCACCGTTTGTTCCAACTACAGCGTATGCAAATTATGTAAAGGTAGGTCCAGATGGTAATAAAGTTGATATAAAAGGGTCTAATAGATTACAATCTAACAGTCCTTTTGAAAATCAACTAAGAGTATTAGCTAGCATAGATCCATCATCTGAATTAGCAAAAGGTATTTTTGGTGAAAAAGAAGGTCAAAAAATTGCTAATTACTCGAAGGCTTTAGCAGAAGAGCAAAGAGTAGGCGATGTAGACGCTGGTGCTGGTATGTTAAATATTCCTGTATCAGGTCAAACTAAAAGGAATTTTCCTACTGGTTTTAGACAGGTACCACAAAATTTGGGACCTAACCCATTTTTGACAGGTCTTTCACGTTTTTATCAACAAAACGTAGCGCCAGCAATGAATACTCCTATGTCTTCAGGTAATGTAATAGGAGGACTTGTCAATCTTCCTGGCCAGGTCAACAGATTTTTCACAGGTGTTGATCAACGTTTTGGTCTAGGACCACAAAACAGACTTAATCCAAACCAAAGAATAGCAATGTCAGATGGAAATTTAAACCAAGCACTTGCTGCAAGAAGGTTTAACAAAGGTGGCATAGCAACGATGAAAGGTAAAAAATAATGCCAGATCATAAGTTAGAGGATAGAGTTGGGAAAGGTAAACGAGGTGGTCAAGATTTTGGGTCAAATATCGTAATTGGAAGAGAAAAACCAACAGGTTCTCCAGGCTATACTCCCCCCTCATTTAGACAAGAGCAATCAGGATTTGACCCGTCTTCATTACCTAGTGGAGGAAGAATAACTGAAACATCACCTCGTAACGAGAGAGGTATACAAACAGTTGTAACTACTGATTTTGATGATGATACAAATGAAAAACCTCCTGCAGCAACTGATGACAATAACAATCAGGACGATGATAATAACAATGAAAAAAAAGCCATAGATGCTGTAAACGATTTTTTTGTTAAAATAGGAGGTAAAGGAGAATTAAAAAAATTAGAGGGTGATGAATTAGCAAGGGTAAGAGAAATTTTAGGCAGATATTCTCAATTAGAAGCTGGTCCACTAAAATCTAGAGCATTACAAGTTCAAAATATTCTTGATGGTGTTTTTGGCAAAGAACAAAGATTTACCGACATGGAAGGTAATAGAATAGAAACAGGCGATTTATTGGAAACAGCAGATGGTCTGATTGATCCTAACACTGGTGAGCTTGTTATAGATAAACAAGGTTTACCTGTTAAAGGGAATAAAAGTGTAAGATTTTCTAGAGAAGGTGTAATTGATGTTTTAAAAGATGAATTTGGTGATGACATTCTTAATAGATTAAAAAAAGACGAAAAAGCAGATTTTTATTTACTACGTGGTATGCCACAAACTACTGGAGGTTTAGCTGATTTGGCTCAATTAGATGCCAATGACCCTAAAAATGCAGCGATAAAAGAAATGATTTTTAACGCAAGAGCAACTTTAGGTCAAAAAGACAGTGTAGATAACATGGGTAATCCTAGAACTTCAGAAGAAATGCAAGAAAGAAGACGAGAAAGAGATCCAGGAACAGGTGGTGGAGGAGGCGATGATACTGATGATACAGACAATCAATCACAATTCTTCGGTTATAATTTAGGCCCCGCACCGATAACGTATCCAGGTACTGATAATGTTTTTGTTGACCCTTCACAAGGTCCATTACAATCTTTATTTGTTGATAATTATCAAGGTAATCCTAACAATGTAGGCATTGCAACAGCAGCTGATGGTATGTTTGTTGACAAAGAACCTAGCTTGCCTTTAAAACTACAAGATATTAAATACGAAAAAAGAACAAACATGATGAGAAATATGGATAGAATACAGCCAGAAACAAACGTAATGCAGGGTAACATGAATTTAGCTCCTAACCTTAATAGAGGAATATGATTGAGTTAAATTTTAAAAACGCCGTTTGGTTCGGTATAATACTCGTGTCCGCAGGTATATCTTACGGTATGGTTTCCCAGAAACTATCGGCTCTAGAATCAAAGCAACTACTATTAGAAAAGGCAATAATGCAAGACATACCAGAGATAAAAGAACGAGTAATACGACTCGAAATATTGTTGGAACAAGCATTAGTCGAATAATATTTTCTTTGGATCTTCGCCCATTACTTTACTAGCTAGATCAATTTTACTGTTTAAAGCCTTAACTATTTTCTCATCTATCGTGCCCTCAGCTATAAGATCAACATAAGTTACCTTATCTTTTTGTCCTATCCTGTGTGCCCTATCTTCTGATTGCATGCGTACTTCTAAACTGTAGTCATTAGAATAATACACAACAGTGTGACTACTAGTAAGAGTAAGGCCATAGCCTCCTGTCTTGGGATTTCCGACAAAAAATCGGAGGTCGCTATCAGCAACCATAAAATCATCAACAATAGACTGACGTATACTATCTTTAGTGTCGCCATAATAGCTAGCAACACTCGTCTTACCGTATTCATTTGCTATCTCCTTTTCTATGGTTTGTATATCATGACGGTACACGGCCCATATAATTACCTTACCGTCCGTTTCCTCCAACACTTGAAGTAATTCTTTTATTCTATTGTTTTTAAGTGGTCTAACTTCGCCGTCATCTGTTTTTACATGACCACACGTTATCTGATGCAGTCTTGTCATTTGTGTCAATACAGAGGCAGCGGTCATAGGATTGTCCTCAAAGAAAGTTATTGCCGCTCGTTTCATCTCGACATAAGCTTTTAATTGTTCTGGTGTCATAGCCACTGCTCGTTTGGTGTAAAGTTTTTCTGGTAAGTCAAGACAATCATCTTTCAATATTCTTGTAGAAAACTCACGTAGTATTGCTGTAAGTTCATCTAATCGTTGATAACCGAGCACGTGTTGAAAAGAATGTGAGCCCACACTTCTTTGTTTAATGATGGCATACCTAGCACGAAAAGCATAATAATTTGTTTGATCCAAAAACCACCCACCAAGAAACTGTATCTGCGAATACAAATCTAACGGTGATTTTGTTACAGGAGAACCTGTCATAATACGTCTATACTTTGCAAGGTTTGCTATCTTCATAATATTTTTTGTTCTCCTTGCTGCATGATTTTTAATCGTGGTTGACTCATCGACGACCATGAAACACGAACCACTGAAAATAAAACTACGTGCAAAGTCAACGCCTCTTGGTGTCGACAATGCTTCTATGTTCATAATAAGTATGGTTAAGTCATCAGTCATTACGGACAACTGCTCAAGCTCATCCTTTTCTTTTTTCTTCGGTGATGCTGACCAAACAGCTACACGGTAATTAACATGATCGGCCATGTGGACAGATAATTCGTTACGCCAGTTT